CGCGCCCGAACTCTGCACCCTACCAGTGAACATCTTACAGTGGCCCTAGTTGAGGAGTTCGGGGAGCTGGCCGAGGCGATGGGCAGACTCTGCAAAGCGCAGCTTGAGAATTGGAGTGCGGACGCCATTTACGAGGAGGCCAAGCACGTCGCCTGCGTAGCAGGGCGCATCGCCATCGAGGGAGACTCTGACTTTTTCAGGGCGTGTAAGGAGGAGAGGGTGAAAGAGCCGGTTAAGATAGGCAACTCGGTCATCATCAATGGGCACCCACAGGCTGGCAAGGATACCTTCGCCGAGGCTTGTGTTAAGGAGCTTGCCAAGCGCGGGAGCAAAGCACAGATCGTCAGCAGTGTGGACCGAGTGAAGGAGGCCGCCCGCGTGCTCGGGTGGAACGGAGTTAAGAACAACAGGAGCCGGGCTTTCCTCTCCGACCTCAAAGATGCCTACACCAAACACTACAACGGCCCCTACTACGACTGTCTCGCCGCACTGCCCAAGGCAGAGGTCACCTTCATGATGATTCGGGAGCCGGAAGAAATCAAAAAGATTTACCAGACCGTAGGCTCGTTGCGTGTTCTGGTCACACGGCGACGCGGCGACAGTGGGGAGCCTCCCTTCTCCAACCATGCAGATCGGCGGGTCAACGAGTGCCCGTATGATGTTGTCATCCACAACACCGGCAGCATCGAAGAGCTTGAAGCGAAAGCCGCAGCCTTTGTCGAGGAGCACCTGAAGTGAACAGGGTCAAGGTCATCAAAGACCATCTGGTCTTTCCGGTCAAGAACCCGGAGCGGGCGAAGCACTACTTCCCGCAGGCCAAGCTCGCCCATGCCCGGGGCAAGTGGCATGTGGCCGCGGTTCCACACACGGTGGAGGCGACTCGCCTGCTGCGCAACGTGGGGCTTGACGTCCCGGCCCCAGTCAGTGCTCGCTACCGCTGGCCCGGCAGGTTTACTCCGTTCGACCACCAGCGCGTGACCACTGAGTTTCTGACCATGAACCGGCGCGGCTTCTGTCTCAACGGCATGGGCACCGGCAAGACCTTGAGCAACGTGTGGGCGGCAGACTACCTCATGCGCGAGGGCGAGGTGCACAAATGCCTGATCGTGGCTCCGCTCTCCACCCTCGAGCGTGTGTGGGCGGACGAGCTGTTCTTCACACTGCCCGACAGATCCTTCGCCGTGCTGCATGGCACGCGCAACAAGCGCATGGAGTTGCTGGAGCAGGATCATGATTTTTATATCATCAACCACGACGGTATTCAGATCATCGCTGAGCAGCTGGCCGAGCGCCACGATATCGACCTTATCATCATCGACGAGTGTGCAGTCTACCGCAACGCCCGTACCAAACGCTGGCGCACGATGAATTATGTTTTGAACAAGCAAGGGGTAGACCGCTGGGTATGGGGGCTGACCGGCACTCCGACCCCCAACGCCCCGACGGATGCCTACGGGCAGATGAAGCTGATAAAGCCCGAGAATTACCGCGGCAGCTTCACCACCTTCCGAGATGACGCCATGCTGCAGGTCAACCAGTTTCGCTGGGTGCCTCGTCGGGGGGCCGAAGATCTTGTGCACCAGATCCTCTCGCCTGCGATCCGCTTTGCGCTTGAGGACTGTATCGACCTGCCCCCGACCATCCGGCAGGACCGACAGTGCGCCCTGTCTGCCACGCAGACCAAGCACTACAAGGAGTTGATGGATGAGGCATTGACTGTTGTCGGGGAATCAGAAATCACCGCAGTCAATGCAGCTGTGCTGGTCAACAAGCTGGTGCAGGCCGCCTGCGGAGTTCTTTACAGTTCAGATGGGTCGGTCCAAGAGATTGACTTCGGCCCACGGCTGGCACTTCTCAAGGAAGTCATTGAGGAGTGCAGCGAGAAAGTCATTGTGTTTGTACCTCTCTCCGGGGTGCTGCATGCGCTGCGCAGGGAGCTGGCCAAAGACTGGACGGTTGAGGTAGTCGACGGCTCTGTGTCTGCCACCCGACGCAATCAAATCTTCCACGAGTTTCAGAACGAGAAGCACCCTCGGATCCTGCTGGCCAACGCGGGCACGATGGCACATGGTCTAACCCTGACTGCGGCCTCAATGATTATCTGGTATGCGCCGACCAACAATAACGATACTTACAACCAAGCCAACGCTCGTATCGTTCGGCCAAGCCAGAAGAATGTCACCAACATTGTTCATATGTACGCCACGGCTGGCGAGCGCAACACCTACAAAGCCTTGTGGGAGAAGACCCGCATGCAGGATGTGGTGCTCGATCTCGTCCGGGGGAACCAATGAGTGTAAAACGCTTGACACAAAGAGTGAGAAAGGTTAGACTAGGTGCAGATTTTACGAAAGGAGGATTTATGGCAGAGGCGAAGAAGGCACCCACTGCTGAGCAGGTCGTCGCGAAATACATTGAGTTGCGTGATCGGCGCACCGCGCTCAAGCGCAAGTACGAGGACGAGGACGCTGAGCTGGTTGCGATGATGAATAACTGTGAGAAGTGGCTGAAGCAGGCACTCGATAACGCAGGGCTCACCAGCGCGAATACCAAGGCAGGCACGTTTTATAAACAATACAAGGAGTACGTCCAAGTCGCAGACAAGCAGGCATTTCTGAAGTACGTTCGGGCGAACGACGCATGGCACCTTATGGAAATCCGGGCCAGCAAGACCGGGGTCAAAGAGTCCATGCACCCTGACCAGAATGGAGAGTACGAGGATCCCCCGCCGCCGGGGGTTGACTTCACCCGCGAAGTCGCTGTCACTGTTCGCCGCGCATAAGCGGCACTAACCACAAAGGAGCTAAGTATGAGCGACAACAAAGAAATCATGATTCCCAACGAGATCCCTGAGTACGCCATGACCACTCAGGACGCAGCCGCCATGTACGAAGACGCCATGACCGGCATCTCGACCGGCATGCCCCCGGCGATCCGCGCCAAGGGTGGCAAGTTTCGCCTGATTGAAGGCGGCGAAGAGACCACCATCAAAAAGCTGGTCGACGGTCAGTATCTGCCGGTGGTGATCCTCGCAGCGAAGCGGGCGCTCAACAAGACCTACTACGCCACTGCCTACGACCCCAACGTGGAGGCCGACGCACCCGATTGCTGGTCGATTGACGGGGTGAAGCCGGACGGCAGCATCAAGAACCCGGTCTCCAAGACCTGCGCCACCTGCCCGATGAACGCTTACGGCTCAGGGCGCAACAACGCAGGGCAGCCCACCAAGGGCAAAGCCTGCCAAGACACAAAGATCTTGGCGGTGTCCTACGCTGGCGGTGTTTACTCGCTGCGCATCCCGCCCGCATCGCTGAAAAACTTCGGCACCTTCGTCCGCGCCCTGCAGACCCGCAAGGTCCAGCTCGGTGCTGTGATTACCTTCCTTTCGCTGGATGACGAGGCGGATTTCCCGGTGCTTAACTTCCGCGTCGGTGGCTTCGTGCCTCGTGAGAAGGTTGCAGCGCTGGCCGAGCTGGCAGGATCTCCAGAGGTTGACGAGATTGTGCACCCGACCTATGCCGTTGAGCCTGCCCCGGAGCAGACGTCGCCTGCGGCACAAGCCCCGGACGTAGAGGCGGAAGACAAAGCCAAGGCTGAAGCTGCCGCCAAGGCTGAAGCCGACAAGAAAGCCAAAGCAGAGGCTGACAAGAAAGCCAAAGCCGCTGCCGAGAAGAAAGCCAAGGCAGAAGCCGCTGCCGAGAAGAAAGCCAAGGCAGAAGCCAGCACGCCCGACCCTGACGCAGACGAGGATGGGGAAGCCCCTCCGTCTGACGACGAGCTGGCCGACCTGCTCGGGCTGTAAAACCTTAGCCCCCTCCTGCTGGTCGGGAGGGGGCACCTTTTTAGGAGCCGACCAATGGAACCCTCTGAAATTATTAAGACCATAGAAGACGCAGGGGTGACGCTCACCGAAGCGTCTAAGATTCTACCCGTGTCGAGGGCGACCCTGCACAACTGGAAAAGCGGGGTGACCCACGGAGAACAGTTGCGTACCAAGCTCGCTTCGAGTTACGCTAACCTTCTTCACCTCGCAATGGAGCAAGGCCGCTTGCCCCTGCCTGACGATATGCCGCGCACCGAACGGCTCGCTGCCATAAAGCGGATTCTCAGGGACGTCAAAGGATCCGTGTAAGATGAACCATGTGATTAACACTGTGGTTCTCTTTACTTTCGTAAGGTGTCTCTATGTTTTTGAATCGCGCACTCCCAGCACAAGGGCGCTACTGTGCCGTTACTGTCTCCCGAGGGAACTTCCGCCACAAGTTCTTTGAATCCTTGGAGGATGCAGAAGAATACCTGCTCGACAAAGATGCTCAAGGCCACACGGTCTACATCGCACAAGCCACATTTCGTGAACCCACCCGCCGCAACGCTGATAACGCACTGGCGTTGCGGTCTTTTTTCCTCGACATAGACTGCGGCGAAGACAAGCCCTACCCCTCCCAGCGCGAAGGCGCGATAGCCCTCAAGCAGATGGTCGAAGCGGCAGGACTACCGGAACCCATCGTGACTTCATCCGGGCGCGGGCTCTACGCGCACTGGCCCATGAGCCACGACATCCCCAAGTCTCAGTGGGTAAAAGTCGCGCAGGTTCTCAAGCAGGTATGCCCCGCATACGGACTGCAGGCCGACCCGGCCCGAACCTCGGACGCAGCCAGCATCCTGCGCCCACCGGGATCAACCAACCGCAAACCGGGGCAGCCTCCGCGCACCGTCACCGTGCTCAACAAAGACCTCCCGCAGTATGACTTCCGGGACTTCGTTACGCGGCTGGCACGGGCGGCGAACCGGCAGCAGATCAAGACCAATGTCGCCTCTGCACCCAAGGCAGACAGCGATGACGCGTGGAGCCAGTTCAGCGTATACGAAGAGATTCCCTCCGACCCGCGCAAGATTGCAGACCGCTGCGCTCAGCTCGCCGTTATGCGTGACCGACAGGGCAACATCCCCGAGCCGCAGTGGTACGCCTGCATCGGCCTGCTCAGGCACACAGTCGGCGGAGAGGAGATTATCCACGAGTGGAGTAGCGGACACCCGGACTATACCGAGGACGAAACCGACGCCAAGATCTCCCAGCACGAGCAGTCCGGCGTCGGGCCAACAACATGCACCTACTTCGCCTCCCTCCAGC